AAAAACCAACGCTTGACGAAATGGTACAAATGCACTTAAAGTTAGAAAAAAAGAAAAGACAATTAAGAATATAATGAAAAAAATTGAAAAATATGATGGCAATTTTAAAAATATGGATTATACTTTTTATCAAATGTCAAGACAAAGTATAAAAAAAAATAAAATTGGTAAAAAACAAAAAGAAAAAAACACATGGCAGAAAACGAAACAAGAGATGAAATAGAAGTTTCGCAAGGAACATCAAAGTATTGGCAAATGGAATTAGATGCCGCAGATGCCGCAGAAGATGATTGGCGTAGGCGAGGACATCAAGTAGTAGAACGCTATAGAGATGAACGCAATGTAAATGTTCTAACAGATTATGATAAAAAATTTAATATATTATGGAGCAATACAGAAACTTTAAAAGGTGCATTATTTGCTAAAATGGCAAAACCAGATGTGCGTAGACGTTTTCCAGATGGCAACCCTATAACACGCCAAATATCTAAAGTAATAGAAAGAGTTTTAGATTATGGCATGGATATATATGATGAAAAGAAAACAGTACAATCAGCATTAGAAGATTATTTATTACCTGGTCGTGGTGTTGTTTGGGTAGTATATGATCCAGTTTTTGTTAAGGAAACAGTACAAACAGAAGCAATTAATGAATTTGGTGAAGTTGTTATTACAGAAGTAGAAGAAGAAAGAGTGGCAGAACAACGCTGTTATTTTGAATATGTGCATTGGGAAGATTACAGAGAAAATGTTGCAAAAAGACCAGAAGATGTATCATGGAAAGCTCGTAGACATTTATGGACAAGAGATGAATTAGACGAAAGAGGATTTGATGACGCTTATGATATTCCGTTAAATTGGAGTCCAGATAGCGAAGAAGAAGATTATGATGAAGTTTTTAAAAGAGCAGAAATATGGGAAATCTGGGATAAAACAAAATTAAAAAGATATTATGTATCAAAAGGTTACCCAAAAATTTTAATGGAAACAGACGATCCTTATGGATTAGAACATTTTTTTCCTACACCTACTCCCCTTGTTGCAGTACGCACTAATGATACAAATGTGCCAATACCAGAATACACATTATATCAAGACCAAGCTGATGAATTAGATCGTGTTACAACTCGTATTGCTAATTTAATTGAAGGATTAAAAAGACGTGGAGTATATGATGCTTCTGTACCAGAATTATCACATTTAGCAGAAGCAGGTGATAATGATTTTGTTCCTAGTGAAAATTTTACGCAATTAGCACAAAAAGGAGGGTTAGCTGCGGTTTTTCAACAAGAAGATATTACACCAATAAGCACAGTTTTACAGGGATTATACACACAAAGACAACAAATATTAGAAACAATATACGAAGTAACAGGTATATCCGATTTAATTAGAGGGTCTACAAAAGCTAGTGAAACTGCTACTGCTCAACAATTAAAAGCTCGTTTTGGCAGTATGCGTATGCGTAAAAGGCAAGAAGATATAGAAACATATATTCGTGATTTATTTAGAATAAAAGCGGAAATAGTAGCAGAACATTACGAACCTGAAATATTGCAAAATATTACAGGATTGCAAGTAATGCCTGAAATGATACAAATTATGCGAGATGATAAATTGCGTAGTTATTCTATAGATGTAGAAACAGACTCTACTGTTTTTATGGACGAAGAAGAAGAAAAACGTACTCGTATAGAATTTTTAAATACTATGGGAAGTTATTTGGAAAGAGCAGTACAGATTGCTACAGCTAATCCGTTATTAACACCTATTGCTTTTCAATCTTTACGATTTTTAGTTGGAGCTTGGAAAGTAGGTAGAGATTTTGAAGATACAATAGATATGACAGAACAACAAATAACACAACAAGCACAGCAAGCAATGCAAGCTCCGCCACAACCTTCGCCAGAAGAAATGATGACAAAAGAAAAAGTACAAGCAGAACTAATGAAAGAGCAAATGAAACAACAAGGCAAAATGGCGGATATACAATCTAAAGAAAGAGCTGCATTAACAAAAATAGCAAGTGAAGAACAGCAATCAAGAGAACGCACAGAAGCAAAAGAAAGATTAGCTTTAATGGAAGCTGATTTAAAAGTAGCAGAGAAATTGCAATGAGTTACAGAAAAAATTATGATGACATAGAATGGGGAAATACTGAGATTCCTAAAAAAAAGAAAAAATATAGTGGAAAATCACATCAAGTTATGTCTGATATACAAGAGTTTGTGAGTCCAATAGACAGATCAGTTATAGGTAGCCGATCTCAGTTAAGGGCACATGAAAGCCGACATGGTGTAAAACAAATAGGCAACGATTGGGCAGGAAAAGCACAGACGAATAGTGCAAAACCTGAAAATTGGGGTCAATAATGCTAGAAAAGGAGCAAACTATGGCAGAAGAAAGCACTCCTGAAGTACAGGAATCAGCTACGGAAGCAACTACTCTTGACGCAATATTAGAGGGTAGTATTGGAGAAGTTTTAGACAAAGGTGAAGGTGATCCAGTTCCTTCAAAAGAAGAAACACAAACATCGTCTTTACCAGATATACCTAAAAAAGAAACCGAAACGGAAGCAGAAGGTTCGGAAGAACTTGACCAGAAAGCTACTGGCGAGGAAGAAGAAACACCTGATGAAGAAGTTTCAACTTCAGAAGAAACAATAGAAGAAGCAGAAGAAACAGAGGAATCGCAAGATACATCTTTGTCTGCTCCAGAAAATTGGAATTCTGAAGATCGTGAAATGTTTGATTCTCTACCTCATAATGCAAAAGAAAGATTGCTAAAAAGAGAAAAAGAGATGACAGCAGATTACACAAGAAAGACACAAGATTTAGCCGCCCAACGTAAAGATTTAGAAGCATTACAAAAGGTTATAGAGCCAGCTAAACAAGCAATTCAAGCAACAGGAATTTCAGAAGCAGAGTATATTTCTCGATTGCTAGGAGCAGACCAAGCCCTCAGAGCTAACCCTAAAATGGCACTTCGACAACTTGCACAAGGATATGGAATTAATCTGGAGTCGTTAAATGAGAGTGAGGACTGGAATGATCCAGACCCACAATACGCCCAATTACAAAAACAACTACAAGAAGTACAAGGTGAACTCAATCAATTTAAGCAATATAATTTTCAAACAGCGAGAAATGAGACAGAAAACCAAATACAGGTATTTGCTGAAACTAAAGATGCTAATGGGAATTTAAAGCACCCACATTTTGATAAATTGCGTGTGAAAATGGGTAATTTAATAGATGCAGGAGAAGCTAAAAATATGGAAGAAGCATACAATAAAGCATTAAGATTAGATGATGATTTGTATGAAGAAACCTTAAAAACCCAAAGAGCTCAAGCAAAAAAAGAGGAAGAAAAAAAGCGTAAACTTGCGGTAGAAAAAGCTCGTAAGGTAAAGCCGAAAACCTCTGCAAATCCACCTAGAGGTTCTGTAAAAACTTCCGATTTGGATAGTTTGTTGATGACAAATATTGAGGGAGCAGGGATAACTCGGTAATGTTTTTGTGGGGTAATAACAAATTATAGGAGGATATTATGGCATCGCCAAATAGCACTTATACAGAGATTGTTACTACCACTCTCGCTAATTACAGCAGAACGATGGCAGATAACATCACTAATAACAATGCTTTACTTCGCTCAATACAGGAGAAAGGCAATAAAGTAGTCGCTGGTGGTAGAACTATTGTGCAAGAACTTGAATATGCAACAAATAGCACTACAAAATGGTATAGCGGTTACGAAGTATTAGACACATCAACAAGTAACGTATTTACAGCAGCCGAGTTTAATTATAAACAGTTAGCTGGAAATGTTGTTATTTCTGGATTAGAACAAGTTGAAAATTCAGGAAAAGAAGCTGTGTTTAATCTTTTAAAATCAAGAGTTAAAAATCTTGAAAAGTCATTAAAGAACACAATGGCTACTGCGTTATATGCAGACGGAACAGGCACAAGTGGTAAAGAATTAGGAGGTTTACAACTTCTAGTTCCTGGCACAGTAGGAAACACAGTTGGTGGAATTAACTCAACAACTTATTCTTTCTGGCAAAATCAAGTTTACGATTTTAGTACAGAAAGTGTTACACCTAGTGCTACTACAATACAAACTGCTATGAACACACTTTGGTTGGCAACAATTAGAGGTGCAGATAAACCAGATTGCATTGTAGCAGACAGCACTTATTTCCAATATTATTGGGCATCATTACAAACAAACCAAAGGTTTACAAGTGATGATAAAGCAAGTGCTGGGTTTATGAACTTAATGTTCATGGACGCACCTGTGTATTATGACGATCAATGTCCAGCAAGCAAAATGTATATGCTTAATACGGACTATTTATTCCTTAGACCTGCAAGTGGCAGAGAGTTTACTCCACTAGGGGAAAAGGCATCTGTTAACCAAGATGCAATGGTATTGCCAGTAGTTTGGGCAGGAAATATGACTGTTTCAAACAGAGCAAGACAAGGCATCATACAAGCATAGTAAAGGAGTAAATTATTATGGCTTATATTACTGGAATGGACGTAACAGAAGTAAGTGATACTGCTACATTTGCACTTGGTCAAAAAGGCATAGATGTATCTGGAAATACTTTTAAATATGTCCAATATGATACTGGTGCAGGAAGTGTTGCAGCAGTAAGTGGACAAGTTGCTTATTACTACGCACCATCTGGTGCTTCTGCTGGTGCAGTAAATGTAGTAACTAGCGATTTATCTGACTCTAATGAGGTAGGTGGTGGTGTTTTACAATCTGCTCCAACAGACGGACAATATTGTTGGGTACAGATAGGTGGAACAGCTACTTTATCTATCGCTTTAACAGCAGGAGCTGATGGTGACCCATTAACTCCAACAGGTGCTGGTGATGGAACTTTAGATGTAACTGCGGCGGCAACTTCGCCTGTATGTGCATTTGCAATAGACGCATCAGCAAAAATAATAGCTTGCCAATTTGCAGGTTAATAACAAAAGGGAGAGAGGTTTTGCTTCTCTCCCTAATATTAGGAGAGATATAAATGGCTACACAATCTAATTTAAGAGCAAATTTTTATAAATCAGATAATGGGGTTGATTTAGTAGAATTAAAACTTATAGGCGACCCTAATACAGTTATTTACAGAGTAAAAGATAAAGAAGAACAGCTTAAAGAGCAATTTCCTAAAGAATATGCAGAATATTTTAAAGTAAAACCTGCAAAAAAAACACCTAAAGCAACACCTTTAAATGTGTTAAAAGATTTAGGAAAAAGAAAAGAAGATGTATTAAAATTAGAAGGAATTAAATCTGTTGAAGAATTAGCAAGTTTATCTGATGGTGCGTGTCATGGTTTGGGCAAAGGCACTTTAGATTTACGAAAAATGGCAAAAGATTATTTAGCAGAAAAATATGATATACAACCAGAACAGGTAGTAGGATAAATGACATTATTAACAATATGCCAAGATGCCGCAAATGAAATAGGAGTACCTTCTCCTAATACTGTAGTGGGTTCTACAGATACAACAGTTATACAGTTATTGGCAGCCGCCAATAGAGAAGGTAAAAATTTAGTAGCTGGATATGATTGGCAAGTCTTAATAAAAGAAGAAGAACACACATTATTAGCACAAGAAGATCAAGGAGCTATGACAAGTATAGCTACGGATTTTTTACGATTTTCTAATGACACAATGTGGAATAGAACAACAAATAGAAAATTTTATGGACCATTAAATAATACTGAATGGCAAACTTTAAAAGGTATAGTAGTAAACGGAGTAACTAATTATTTTCGTATAAGAGGAAATAAATTATTATTAAATCCTACACCTACAGCAGGACAAAAGTTATTTTTTGAATATATACAAAAAAATTGGGTAGATACAACAGGTGATGGTTCGGCTAATGCTACAAGTTATGCAGCAGATTCAAATACTACAATATTAGACGAAGATTTAATTACATTAGGTGTAATATGGAGATTTTTAAAGCAAAAAGGGTTGCCTTATGACAATCAATTACAAGAATATCAAATAAAATTATCAGAAAAACAAGCAAAAGATGGTGCAAAACAAATAATTAGATTGACAGGTAGAAATAGAGCATTTTTACCAGTAAATGAGCCAGAAGGGAATTATACATTATAATGCCAGTTAAAAAAGTAAAAGGTGGTTATAAATGGGGTAGCAAAGGAAAAACATATAAAAGTAAATCTAAAGCTACAAAACAAGGTCGAGCAATATATGCTAGTGGTTATGGGAAAGGCAAAAAATAATGGCGTATTGGCAAGATGAACTTTTTGGGGTAACACCTGAATCTGGAAGTTGGCAGGATATAGCACAAAGTTTGCTTAATCCAGTTTATGATCCAGAAGGTAATTTAATAGCTAGAATTTTAAAAGAAAATCCAAATCAAGGAATAGGCGGAGCAGGGGTTAGTGCAGATGGTGAAACTCCTATGTACGGAAGTAGTGCTCCTGAAACAAATCCAGTAAAAAGAGATTTAGAAAAAGACTATAAAGAAGTAGTTAAAATTTTTAAAAAAGCATTAAGGACTGACCTTTGACATAACTACTTGAACTGCATTCTTAAATATATCAATTAGCTTTGCTCTTGCTTGTACTACTGAAGGAGCAAGAAAAGGTCTTGGTAGCATCCCTTCTTTTTCTATTGTTTTAGCGATTGCCCAACCAACACTTTCGGGATTTGGTATTCTTCTGTATTTAGCCCATTCTATCAAAGGATCTACCGGTGGATGAATTCCTTTTGGTCTACCATATTCAGTCGCAACTGCATAAGGAGTATCAAAAACAACTCTTCTTTTATTTTGATTATCTTTAGCAACAAAACCACTACGAGTTAAATCACCTTTATAATAAGCGTTTTTTATTTCTGCTTTTGAGTTTTGTATTTCTCCTTCTCTTAATAATTTTTGAGCATTAGACAAAACTGCATCAGCAGTATCATCTAAAAATTGTGTTTGAATTTCATTGCCATATTCTAAAAGAAATTTCTTCATTTCTTTGAAGCCATCTATTTTAAAACTTATTCCGTTTTTTTTAACTTCTTTTAGCGTAGACATTTCAATAATATTAATAGTGTAATTTTAAAAACCATAATGACATAATAAGTATAGATGACAAGCCTACTTCAATTGCCAAATGATTTTTACATTCAAAGAAGTAGGGGAATAAGGTATCAATTAGAAAAGAATTTCTTAAACAAAATTGTTCAACATAATTTTAAACAAACATTTCCAGCATTGAAAAGATTAATCAGATCTAAAGAATACAAAAACAACCCATCTGTATTCGGTTCTAAATTACATGAAGAAAAAAGAGCATTAACAAATAAAATAATGGAATCAGCAGAAGAGCATTTTATGAATATATTAAAATTAAATTTATCAGAAAATTTTCAAGGTAGTTGGTTTAAAGTTCCTCAAGAGGCAATCACACCAGCCTATCAATCTTTGTTAGTACAAAATGATTTTAAGAAAAACATTGAGACTATTGTAAACAATGCCTTTAACAACATTTTGAATAATTTTTATAATATCGGTGATGATCCTTTGAACAAAAAAGCCATTGATAATATTTTTGCAGTTATGGGGACAAACATAGAAAGAGCAGTTACAAGAGTTCAAAGATACACTTATACTGTTACAACAAGAACTTACAACTTAGCAAGAGAAATTCAATTCAGAGAAAGAGATCCTACAAATCAATTTAGATATGTTTGGGGTACAGTTCCCGATAGCAGAAGAACGCCTCAATGTGCAGAGATCGAAAGGAGAGTTCAAAGCGAAATGAATAGAACGGGAGAGAAAGGCGTAACTTTAGATAGACTAAAACAAATTTTGAATGAAGTCGCAAACTTGCCAATGTACGTTAGAGCCAATCCTAACATCGAATGGACACCCCATTGGAATTGTAGGTCGGGCATAAGAAGAATTGTAGTATAATGAACAAAAAACAAATTTCTATTTGATTAATTGTTTAATTGATTAGTTATAACTTGAAAACTTAAATAGTATAAACATTTAATTAGGGTATGGCTTATGTAAAAGAAGCTATCATCGAATTATTACAGCGTTTTCCTAATGGAATAACAGAACGAGAAATTAAAGAAATTTTGAATGTCAAAACCAAATACATATCAAATAGTTTCAAACAATTATACTACCATAACTTTATCAAAATAAATGCAGATGGTTTGTGTTTTTATAATGAACATGAAGATGAGCATTTGAAAAACCGAGATTTTCTCAACAACCTTAAAGCAACATTTAGTTAATCTTCATCGGTTATTTGAAATGATTTATCTAATTCTTCCATGTTTTTTGCGTGTAGCTTTGTTGCTTCGGATAATGTTAAGCTCGGATCTTTATTCATTAAATGTATAATCTCTATTTTATTTATGTTTTCTAAAAAATCTTTTATAAATTCAAATTCTTCATCTGATATACTCATCATAAATCACCAAACCAAGCAAGAAATACATCTTCTTCTAATAATG